GCCTGCAAAGACGTCTTCTTCACCACCACCTGCTGCCGGTGCTTCGGCTCCAGTATCTGCACCTAAGTCTGCGCCTGCTTCGGCTCCGCCTTCTGCTCCAGGAAACTCTCCGCCTCCTCCTTCAGCACCTCCGAATACATCTTCTCCAGATGCTGCATCATCAAATTGGGAGGTAATAGGACCTGATGCTAGCATATGTCCGATCTTATCTAAGCATTGCTGGTATTCTGATACGTTGTTTAAGAAGTATCTTTTTCCTTCTACAGTAGCTTGAAATCCTTTTCCCATCCATTTTAATTGAATGTCTTGTCCGTTTTTAAACTCTACTTTAAATGTAGATGGTTTTGGTGACATCCAACCTACTTTTTCTACAAACTCCTCAAACTCAGGAGTCATTAAGTGTACTAAAGTCTTTTTTAATGTAGGGAATTTAGCTAAGATGTCGGCTGTTGGATCAGCTTCTTCTGCTGCTTCTACTTCTTCGGAATCAGCAAATTCAGTATCAGGAGTTTCTTCTGGTACTTCCTCAGTCTCCTCTTCGTCGCCTTCAGCTTCTGATAAGTGGCCGGCGTATCCTTTAACTACGTTTCTAGGGTCAGCCATATCTAGACCTTTCTGAAGGAAGTCTACTCTCTTTTGGATCACTCCTTTCATTAGCTGGAGAGTCTCTAGGTCAAACTCGTCTTCAACAGCATCTAGAAACTCTTGAGTTTCCATTTCTGCAAGAAGTGTTCTTAGTTGAGTTTCGTTTAGACTGTAAGCTTCTTCAGGAAGAATAGCATTCATTGAAGCTGTTTCTGCTAACAATTCGTAGTAAGCTTCTTCGATAATATCTTTTAAGTCCTGTTTAGTCATCTTATCTTACTCTACAATGATCTTTACCTGTTAAATAAGGCTTTTTACATTCAGTACCTTTAACGTGTGTTCTGCCACATTTACCGCAACAAGTAGCTTTATTCTCAGTCAAAGATTCATCAACCTCGCCTTTATATTCCTGTCCTGCTCCGATACCGGCTATTATCTTTTCTAGTTCAGCGGATAATGCTTTTTTCTTAGTAGTAAGGTCTTTTAGTATAGGTACTACTGATTTGTCTCCTTCTTTGTATTTCTTAGCTAGCTCTTTCATTTTAGTAACGGTGGCGTCTAGTTCTGTACGTACTGTCTTTTCGCCTCTCTTTCTAGCTTCTTTCAAGAACTTCTCGTTGTACTGTCCTAGGTTTATAGTATGTACTTTATCTAGAGAATCTTTAATCTTCATTACAATACCGTCATTCTCGATAACTTTAACTACCCCGTAACCTCTTAGTTGTAACTCTTTACCAGGTTTAATTTTCTCAAACTCTGCTTTTTTAATCTCGTCTAACGTATCTTCTTTTAGATTTTGTTCTCTTCTTGCTTTTTCGTCAGCTGCTAATTTTTCTAAACGTTTTTCGAAAGCAGATTTTTCTTTAGGTTCTGCAGTATCGTAGTCTGGTAAGTTAGCGAGTAAAGAGTCAGCCATTGTACTTAACTCTTCGTCAGGATTAACATCCTTACCTTTTAATGCTCCAAATTGCCAAGCATCTCTCAAGTATTGAAATACTAAATCTTCTTTAGTACGTGGTTCGTAATCCTCTGCTAATTCTTCTCCAGAATGTCCATCTACTGCGGCATCGATTTGAGGCTTCATAGTCTCAAACTCTAAATAATGAGTAGCTTTAGATATGTACTCTCTAGCCATCATTACCTTGTGTTGCCACCAGTTAGGAAAATCTACATGATCTTCCATTTGTTCGTAGTGGTGGAGTAACTTATATAGTTTAGCAGCGTAATCCGCAGTATCAAAAGCAAACTGTTTTAACATACCGGGTTCGTCGTCTATATGACCTATAGAGATATTCTCTTCTTCCATCGGTGCAATCTTTGCACCTTTCTTTTTCATCTCCATTTCTTCTTCAGGAGTTACGACTTGAGCAACAGTCTTACCAGAAGGTCCTGTTACTGTTTTTAACTTTCCTGTGTTTTCTGCTAGTACTTCTTGAATAGCTTCGGTGATAGTTTTTTTATTAAAAGACATGGCCATATTATCTTGTTTCTTTATAAATAGCAATTAGTCGTGGTAGTTAATGAATCTACGTAAAGCCTTAGCTTTAGTACTACCTTTATCTTTCATGCTACTGAGTTTCTGTCTTACTTTTGATATCTTGATCTTACCGTCTTCTCCTTTTAGGCTAGAGTCTTTAGATAAAATTCCTGGGTTCATTGCTTTATGAACATCTTTAGCTTCTTGCATCTCTGCAAGTACCTCTCTTACGATTTCTGTTAATTTTTCTCTAGTCATAGCTGTATAATAGAAACTACAAAAATATTATATTAGGCCTCCTGGTCTCCCTGACGTAGTTCTTCTTCGGATATTTGAGGTAGGAAACTTCATCAGCTACTTTTCATTTCTTTCTTGCCAGTCGTATGAGATGCTATCTTTCTGAATAGGACCTCCTTTAGCCCAAGTTCTACAAGTTCTAGCTGAGTGACATTTAAAATGATGCATCCAACAATACCCTAATCTTCCATCTTCATCAGATACCTCACCAGGCATACAGTTTTCCATTCTTGGAGAAATATCAAAAGCTACACAGTTGCCACACAGTGACTTCTTAGCTGCTTCTTCAGTAGTATCCCAATGCTTAGCAATATCTTTCCAGTAATCGCCGGGTTCATCTACGTTTAATGGACCGTACTTAATGTGATCGGCTTTGATTGAAGCATCTCTATTCTTAGTGTTGATTTCTAAGTCTAAAGTAGCTACCGGACATTCTGTAGCAGCTTCTAATAAGATGTTGGTTAGCTTTCTCATTTTTTCTTTTTCTTAGAGCTGTAGTTAGCAACACCTACGTTTCTACATTGACTAATAGCCATTGATTTGTAGGCTGAGGTTTTCATGCCGTATATGCCGTCTACTTTTTTATGGCAAGCGTCTTTTGGTTTACCGTCTGCTCTATGGGTAGCGGTTGCTTTACCAGGTTTCTTTTTCTTCTCAGCAAGCACTTCACGAACTAATTGCTCTAATTGCTCAGTAGTTACTTTTCCTTTCTTAGTATTAGTTATTACTTGAGCTCCTTTCTTACCTGCTGCTTTTGTATTTTTACTTTCTCCTAAATTAGTAGACTGGGTACCGCCTTGAGGTTTGATATAATCAGAAGCGAAAGCTTTTAAACTGTCGACTGATTGAAATACCGGTGTTCCTTTTTCTTCTCCAGTTTCTACATCAATTAATGAATATTTAGCTCTATCGGAACCTATCTTAATTAACTTAAAGATAAATTCCCCGTATCTTGATTCTAGTTCTTGAGGCCACTGTTCTTTCACTTCTCTAGTTACTTTTGCTTTTTTAGTATTACTTACAAACTGCTTACCTTTCTTGCCACCTTCCTTTTTCTTTCTAGCTGTAGCTGCTCTTTGTGACTGGGTCATTGAGTTTGCTTTTGCTTGAGGTAGACAGCGATCAGGATTACTCTGCTTTTTAGATGTACCGCAAGGACCGCCTATTTCACCGGATGATGTGATTCTTACCCACTTCTTTTTAATCCAGTCACGAAGGTTTTCAGCCATGACAGAATCCTCTTGAAGTATTTCTTCTAGAAGCTCTCTCATGAAAGCGTATGTAGCGCTATCAATGTTCTTCTTGTTGAAAGAATCTTTTGTCATTTAAATCTATCTTTATGACTAATTCACCTTCGCCTTTTATGACTCGGTGCCAATCGTGCCTTTCTATAAATAGTAAGTCTCCTACCTCTAGTTCATATGGTAGTTCGTTGTCGTACTGAAAGCCCCATCCTTTACCGCATTCTAAGATTGTAATCATCCTATCCTCATCATCCTGGTGCCATTTAAGTTCTTCAGGATCTACGTTGGGAGAGAAGCTTCTTATTATACAGTCTTTAGTTACTGAGAGGTTGTGGTAAGGTCTACCAGTATCCTCCAAAGCTTGATTTGAGTCCGAGTAAGCTTGCATATCTTGGTAATCGGCAAGACCAGTATCCTGCTTTAGTTTTATCTTTTTTAGCCGGGCAGTTGTGGCGGTCTGAGAAGGCTTTTCTTGCTTCTTTGTTATTAATCTTAGCTGTTAATCCGCCTTTAGCATCTCCAAAGTTAACTACTACAACGTTTCCTTTATCGTTCTTAGTATATACTTTGTACTTCTTAGGGCCTGAGCTTCTCATTGGTTTGTTGAGCTTAACCTCTTTACCTTTATATTTTGCTTCGCTAATGGTGTCTTCATTCTCTTCTGTGATATCCACTACCCATATATCTGGGTCTGGATCTTCTTGAACTAACGAGGCAAGAACGTCAGCACCGGTAATTACTTTGTAATTAACTTGATCTCCTTCCATGTACTTTAGTACTGTTGGCATTTGAACTTCGTCGGTATCGGAGAATGTTATGTTTGGTTCCGGTAGCTGTCCTAGGAATGTTTTAATATCTGAGTACTTAGTTTTGTATCCTAACCCTCCTGCTGCTTTAGATTTTCCGGCTATATTTAACCATCTGTCTTCACCCATCTGCATTACCATTGGCTCTTGAGAAGCTGATTTCCAGGATGCTGCTGGTGATGGGATTACAACTGCAATTTCGTTTATCATTGGAAAGTCTAAAGGTACTTTCTTACCTTCAAATATTCCGAACTCTCCTACTTCGGTTTCAAATAAAAGCTCCATATCCTCTAAACATAGTTCAGTAAGGATACCTTTGTTTATTAAATGACGGGCTTGCTTGATAGTAGAGAAGTATGCTTCTGAACCTGGACGGTATACGTTTTCGTATAACGGTGTTTTAGTATCAAGATGGTATTTCATACCTTCTGTTAATACTTCTGTTAGTTTGGATTCTGTTAAAAGCATAAAGTATTTCTTTATAAATAGTTACTCCATATGCTCCTTGAGGTGCTTGAGGTATTCGTTCATACCTGTGATCATTTCTTGCTTCTGTTTCTGAGTGTTTCCTTTCCAGTCTTCTACATCTCCTTCTTCGGTAACAAATGTCATTGTTTCATTAACTTGTTCTGTTACCCATTGTTCTAATCCTATAGCCCAAGCTTGCATATTGCCTTGCATCATCTGCTTTTCGTACTGCTCGTATAATCCAGCTTTACGTAAGTCAGCTTCCATATCAACAGTACAGTTAAAACAGAATCCATGAATCTTGTACATCTTCTTAGATAAGTGATGTTTCATTGATCCTCCGCATTTGGGGCAAGTCAGAGGTACCTGCATAGATTTTTTAGCTTGATCTAACTTAGTTATATTTTGTTTAACACCGTTTTTAATCGTCCAGGTTCTACCATCTTCCTCCCAGATGTCACCTTCGCTATGCTTTTCTTTTCTTTTAGAGTAACCGGTTCCGATTGTGGTACGGCTAGTGAAATCTTTCTTAACTAAGTTTCTAACTCGATTGACTGCTCTAGAATCAAATTCTTTCTTCAGTTGACTCTCCTTCATCTTCTTTATATAACTTTCTTAATCTTTCTAAAACTGATGAAATATCAGATGCATTCTCTGGGTGATGTATACCGATACCGCCTGCTGCTTCCCAGTTGGAGATGTTATCTCTTCTATCATCTATTAATATAGGAATAAATCCTTGAGATATATCCTTTATTGCTATTTCTTGCTTATCTTTTGATCTCTTAAATATAACATCGCTAGAACTTAATCCTAAGTTTTGACCTGCCCATTGAGTTTTCCCTTCAGTTGCTGTAGGGTCAAAGTTGCTAAAGTCTCTGTAAGCTCTAGGAGGTGCTGTTAGTAGTTTGGGATCATATTGCTTGATCGATGCCCATAATTGACGTCCTGATGGAGTCCATGGCATACCTGACCAGAACTTAGCTCCTACTCTTCTGATCATTGCCCAAAAGTAAGGTGCTCCTTTTTCAGCTTCAATCTCTCTAGGACTTTTGCCGAATAAGTATTCAAAGCGATACTTAAAATCGCATAATACTCCGTCCATATCACAATATAAACGGTACTTTTTTAATTCAGGATTCATATCCTCCTTTGTAACTTCAAACAAATCTAATAAACTTTGCATTATAACTCTTGCCTAATACCTAACGCAGGTAATCTCTTGCGCCATAAGTTAAGAACTTTTTCTTTGTTATCCAATGAAATCATCGCTTTATCTAAATAATCATTCACTACATCGGCAAACGGTTTTTTAGATTTTTTAGCTTTATAATATAGTCCTTGAATCATAGCATCCACTTCTTTTGGAAGAGAGAAGTAAGAATCTTTATCTAATAAACCTGAGTCGATCATATCTCTTAAGTCTTGATCGTCAGGTAGATATTTACCGCTTCTAATATTCTCTCCGTCTTGAGTGAGGTGTTCTAATTCATGACGAACTACATCCTTAATATCCATTGATACTTCTTGCCAGTTTGGGTTTTTAGGGATTTGGAAATTAACGTTAATCATCGGTTGAATTTCTTCTCCATCGTCGTCGAAGCCGGCATTAGCGCCTCCGTCTACTTTGTAAGTATCTTCTGTAAAGTTTACTACTCCCATAAAGTCAAATTCGAATTGAGTAGATTCAATATCTACTTCATCGTAATCTGGGTTACCTACTCTAAATTCAAATTCTGCTTTTTTATCTCCTCTATCGTAAGCATCTTTAAATGCTTCAAAAGCGATACGAGATAATCTGTTTGTGATCGTGTCGTATTTTCCTTCTGCCAAAACTGTTTCTACAAATCTTTTACCAAATGACACTCCGGTTGATCTTAATTTATTTGAAAGACTGGCTGGTAGTTGGAGTCTTGCAGCAATCTTTTCAATATTATCTCCATGATCTCTCTGCAAGCGTATTACCTGTCTTATTAAATCCTCTTTTTGTGCTCTAGATAAAGATTCTATAATAGCAGACTCATCGAGAGTTTCTTGCTCTTTATTTGAATTTTCCCAATCCCTAAATAAGAAGCTGCCTTTAGCGTGAGCTTCTTGCTCAATCTCTTTTAATTTTTCATCAGCATGAACATCAGTGGTATAGAAAGTTAGATCTCTACCTTCTAAGTTCTGCATATGGTGTATAAGTTCATGACAGAAACTTCTTAATACATCCTTAGGATGACGTCCTGTAACATATAAAACTATCTCTTGAGTCTCTGGCTGATAGTAACCTGTTCTACCGAATAGGTTTTCGGCGTTCTCTTCATCTTGTCTGATTTTAACCTCTGGAATAGGAGTAACTTTCATTCCTTTAGTCATACAGTACTCTAGGATTGAAGCAATATGAGGTGCAAAATTAAATTGACCGATTGTTTCTTCTGCTACTTCTGGTAGTTGTCTTTGATGAGGAGTCCAGTCGTCTTGGTGGTTCTTATTCTTATCAAAATACGGTACTGATACTCTAATATGATCTTGTCTATACTCTACATCGAATTCATCTGGTAGAGCGTCTTGTAATATCTTTGTGTAGTTTTGAAGCTTTTGTCTTTCTTCGGAAGGAAGGACTGCAATAGGTGCTACAGGAGATCCTTTGGTGATTTCAGCTACTGCTAATTTAGGCGATGTAGCATTGGTTCTGAATTCAGGTTCTTTAGGAGAATTTCTTTTATATGCAGTTTTAAGTACCAAATCTTTTAGGTAATCATCTCCATACCCTTGATTTACTGCAGCGATATCTACTAGTTTTTTTAAATGAGTAAATACTCTATTCTCTCCTGCACCTAGAAAGTCTAGTTCATCGGGATACTTATCGTGTATCTTCTGCATTAGTTCGATAATATCTTCTTCAGTCAAACCTCTTTCAACTACCCTCTCTTTAAAGTGAGTTGTGAAGTTAATATCAATATCAAGATCAGCGAACATACTATCAAGAGTTCTTTCTAACTTGTTGAAATCTACTTTTTCCTCGTACATGAAGTTGGTAAACAGCTCATCGATAGCATCTGCCATTTTAGTTTCTGGTGTCTTCACAATATCGTATACTTTATCTTTATCTACTCCGTCAGGCAGTGCTTGGAAAAATGCTTCCTTATCTCTTGCCTTTAGTGCTTTTCTTGCTGCCGTACCGCTAACATCTGTACCGGTTGATTCAACAACCTCTACATTTAAGTTAGGGTACTTTTCTCTATTCTTCTCTAAGTAAGCAGTTCTGTCAGCAATATCAGCTTTATCTTCTTCATCTCTAGCTCCTAAAAACCAATACACCTCATCTTCCGGATTCTTTGTAGCGTAGGAGTACACATGTCCGATAGGAGGTTTAGTTGCCGGTACTATCTCTAGATTACCGTTTAAGTTATCTTTATATAGGTTCCAGATAGCTACAGCTTGAGATTGATCGATACCGTCTCTAATATTCTTACCGACAAAGATAATCATCTTATCTAAATCGGGTACTTGAGCTAAAGCTTGCTTAACTAATTCATAGTGACCTTTGTGCGGTGGTTTGAATCCTCCTCCAACTACTCCTACTTTCATGACTGTACGAATTGACTGAGTTTAGATTGTGCTTCTTCAAAACTTACTGATTGTTGCACTCTTTTAGAAGACTGTTCCTTAGAAAGCAAATCAGCAATTTGTTGATTGAGTTCTGCTTTTCTCTTGTCAGACTTAGCTTGTTCTTCTGGAGTCTTAGGTTTACCTTTCGGAGAAGGAAACATCTTCTTTATAGCCTCTACATCGTAACTCTTATCAGCATCAGCAGGATCATTATCGATTACTACGATATTGTCCCCAAATGCTTCCATATAGATATCTAAGTTCTTAGCTAATCCTGACCAGCTGCTTAGTACTGCAGGTGTTGGTAAGCTTCTATCTCTCTCAGCGTTCCTCTTTAACGAAGTCATTGGAGAGACATAAAGAGCAAACATAAATGTATTATATCCAAGTCTCTCTAAATCTGCTTTCTTTTTCAATAACGGTTTAAATGCAGCGCCTGTGCCGTCAATAACTATATTAAGTTTATCTTCAATAGCACTTACTTCTTTCTCTCTTGTAGTCTTTCTAGCACTACCCATCATCTTAGCAGCTTGAGAGAGTTGGTCTGGTGTCATATCTTTGAACTTAATCTCAGGACCGAACTCCTGTTTCAAAAGCACTTCATAATCATCATCTACGTTTATTATCTTAAAATTCTCTAAATTAAGTTTTCTTAAAATAGTAGACTTACCGGAACCGGCAGGCCCAGCCATAAAGATGGCTTTTGGTGTAGATGATTCTTCAGAAAGAAGAGCTTCGATTAATCTCATAGTTTTACTTTGGTAGGATAACTATTATAAATAGGTTCTGTAACCGGGTTATCTAATTTGTATAAACTATAGATAGTCTGGAATAAGTCAAAGTTTTCATCAATCTTATCGATTTGTTTTATCTCCCAACCTTTTCCCTGGTAGAGTCCTTCTTTCTTAGAAGGACCTCTCTTAGAAGATTTTAACCATAAGATACCGGTTCTGTCAATCTTTTGTCCAAACATCTCTTCCCAAGCTTTAGCGTAAGCTGCTAACTGCAAGTCATAAGAACGGTGGAGGTTATTTGAAGTCTTAACATCTAATAACCATCTTTCACCATCCATCTCTACAATTAAATCAGCAGTTCCTGCATACTTATATTTGTCTGAGAATGTGAATTCTTCAGCAGCAATAACGGTCGGTTTATGCTTTTGAAAGAACTCTGCAGCTCTTAAAATCATCTGCCATACTACTAAGTTGTACTTCGCATTACCAAAATCATCCATCCAGGTAATCTCTTTACCTGCAATTAGATCTTCTACAGCCTCGTGCACAGCAGTACCTTCGTTAGCTGCTTTTCTCATAATAAGGTCAGCGTTATGACCTACATCTTTTAGCCAGTTATCGAAGAATTTATTCTTAGGCATGTACTGTAGTACAGTAGTAACAGAAGGGTAGTATACTCCTTCTTCCTTTTTGTACACGCGGCGGTCTAAAAACGTTATCTGTTCTAGGGTACCGTCATACATTAAGTTCTTTCTTTTATGTTCATTCAGAACATTAGCACCTTTATAAATCATGCTAGTTGTAGTTTGTGCTTCAAGAGGTCGCTGAAGGTTAGCTCTTGTGCGGTTTGTACGTGATGGGTAAAATTAGAGAAACCCATCTCGCTTGGATCTTTGTCTACCATATCTACTAAGAAGACACGTTTTCCCATTGATAAAAACTGCTCAGAATAGCTTAGCGCTTTCTTTAATGCATCCTTATCTAATGCTATATAAATGTCTTGAACCTTAGAAGAAACTAATTTCTTCATTAAGCTCTTAGATAATGTCTTACCTAAGATTGGAACGGCATTACGCTTAACAGCTATTGCATCAAATACTCCTTCAACAAGTATTATAGGCTGATTCCAGTTAATCATATTTTCAAATACGATAATATCTTTAGAGGCGGATGGATTCTTATACTTCATAAAAGCATCTTCAAACGACCTACCTACAAAAAAGTTTAGTTGATTATTTTCGTTATACGATGGGATAATTATTCTTCCTCCATAATCACCGGTCATACAGTATCCGATGTTATATTTAATAAAATCGTTATCAGTTAATCCTCTTCTATATAAGTACTTTCTGATCTTATTAGCAATAATCGAAGTAGTTGAGGCTGAGTATAATGGTTGAAACTCTTTCGGTAATTCAACTACTTCTAAGTCGTGATAGGTAATCTTATCACCTTTCTTAACGTATTTAAGTACAGCGATAGCTTCTTCTTTACCAATTTTTAATTGACGGAGAAGTGACTTAATAGTACGGCCGCGTGTATTACATACCCAACACTCCCAAGGATTATGTCCTTTCTCGTCGGAAGTTATCTTGATTTCAAGCTTAGGTTTACGGTGATTGCAAAACGGACAGTGAAAGGCATAGTTATCCCTTGCTCGTTTGTGAGATTTACCCAAAACATTTTCGACTGCATTAAGCAGTAATCCATTCTCCATATAGAGAGTCTAACTAGTTATAACTAAATATAAGAAATTATTCCTTAGGAATCAACTTTAATAAAGTCTTTCTGATAGAACTTACCTAAGATGTTATCATTTAGAAAGTCCGGATCTTCTAGAGCATCGTTGATAAAGATATGCTTTATCTCGTAATAAGTCAATAACTTTTTTGTTGGAACGAAATCTAAAATCTCCCTAGACCAGTCTTCAGGCTTTGAAGATCTTACTAAAGCTTTGATCTCTGCTTGAGATCCATAGTAATCTTTCCAATCAGATTCTTTTACTACTTTTTTCTTAGCAGGTACTCGGCCGCCGATACCGGCTGCTTTTCTTTCTTCTTTTAGGGTTTCTAATTCTCTTTTACCTAACTTAACGTTACGTTCGAAGAATAGTACTTTCTTCCCTACATACTTTTTTTGAGTTGGTAGATGTGTAACTCTATAGATAAACCCATATGTGCCTTCGGGCATGTCTGAGATTTCTGTGATGAGCTGCTCTTCATACCTCCAACTTACTGGAGTTAGTGCCATTATGCATCAAATTTTACTGCAAACGTCATATCGTTGTATTGTGATTTAGGTACAGGTTGTCCTAGTTTTCCAACTGCTATGAGTTCGTTTGCATCGTTATACAGTCCTACTGTTGTGACATATGGCTGGAAATAACTTCCCGATACGTTGTCGTTAATAGAACCGCTTTCGTTTGTATTATTAAATGTTGATGGGTTTAGTGAGTAGTTTAACTGTGATTGGTTAGATCTACAATTATACGTATGTTCGTAGATAGTATGAGATCCTTTCCATGATAATGATCCAGAACGCAGTACCTGTTCTTGAAATCTCTTAGCTACATCGGATTTAGTTAAGGTTAGCATTCCGTGACTGTAATATATATTACCTAGTAGCTCGTTATCTGTAACTGTACTAGCGGGGTATATTTCGTAATTTGTGGTTGTTGTTTGTACGCTGGAGCTTATAGCAGTTATCGTGATACTTCCTTCATCGGTGCCTGTAGTTGCTTCAAACTTTACCTTGTCAATATCTCCTGATTGAAGGGTTGCACCTGCATCGATGAGACTAAGTACTGCAGTTAGTGATCCTGTTATTGATACTACTTGATCGTTTCCTTCGTTTATGTAGAAAGGTGATGTGTTTTCCGCTCCGCTATATGATGCTGTTGTGATAGTATAGTTACTCGGTACTTCGTTTGCGGATGAGAAAGTTATTTCAGTATCACTGGCGATAGATTCGATATCACTGCTTTCTCGGGAATCAAACGATTGATTTGATGAGCTAACAGAGCTGCTTATCGTTGCATTATAACTTACTGCTCCTGATGCAAATAAATTTCCTTCTCCATCATCTATAATATGAAATACTGATCCAGAGTTGAATTCGAATGTACCTGGTTTTATATTCTCTCCAAATAAAAACTGAGGTATAGAGATAATAGCTACATTACTTTCTAAACTCTTTGTAAAGTGTAGAGTCGATTGATTGTAATTCTCAAAACTTCCGCTCTCAATAGAAGAGGTGTAGTTTGAATAGTACAATTGGTTTACCGAACTGTGGAATCTGTTTAGATTTGATACCTCTATATCTCCAGTTCTAGATCCAGTAATTGCTTCCCCTAATCTAAATCTAATACCAGCAATAATCCGCTCCTGGTTTGTATTGTAGGAGTATGATTTATGCGCTGTATACGGTGTTATAAACGCATCTTGTTTGTTGAGTTTTATAAATGCACTCATTCATTAGAAGTCTAACTTGATACGTACTAATGCTTCTTTGGTGAAGTCTTTTAATAATGGTTGTGATAGCTTTGCTACAGCTAAGAGATCGTTATTATCATTGTACAGTCCTACAGTTGTAATATACGATTGAGGAGCATTGATCATTACGCTATGTCGTAGATCTCCTGAACCTGTAATATTTGATGGATTCGTTGAGTAGTTAAATTCCGAGTTTTTAACTCTAACGAAAGCGTACTGTGAGCTAACTGTTTCTTCTGAGTTAAGTCTGAAACTACTTATTCCATCAAAGAGTTTTTCAGCATTTTCTCCGTTAGCATTACTTCCTACTGTAGTCGCTGTAGCGATACTACTTGTGTGCAGCAAGATTGTTCCGATATCCGGTAGGAAATATCCTTTTTCAGTTGTGTTGTTAATTCCATCTGCAATACTACCGGATACTACTTTAAATATTCTTCCTGCATCTCCATAGCTAACAGTTGCTAAATCTGTACTGTTATCTATATACACTCCGTTATCAGTGTTCAACTGGAAAGTACCGGGAAGTAACTTCTCTTTATATCTCGCTCTATCGATCGATATTACGTAGAATTCATTAAGAGTTGTACCGCTTAATGAAAAATCTGTATCCTCATCTCCTAATACTAGGTTTCTGTACTGTCCATAAATTATTGAAGAAGGTGATTTTCCGTCTACTGCACTATTTAGTAATATTGATCCAGACCCTACTTTATTAGCGTAGGAGATAGAGAATTGTACTTCTGCGTTTGTCAGGTTTGAACCAGTCTGGTAGATGTCTACATAGTATTGATTGTTAGATGTATACTGTGCAGAAGATGTATAGAAACTTGTTAATGTAGGTGCTCCTGTAGACCATACCGGTGCTGTGATTGCTTCAGCACTGATTGCGATGTCGTCGGTTTCGAATCTCTTAAATGACATAATCTATTAGAGTTTTGTAATTGTTACCGGTACTGTGACTCTCGCTCCTGAGTCTCTACCAACAATAGTTAGGGATGTTGTTAACGTGGTATTAGAGCCGAATAAAGTGTTCACTGTTGTACCTGTGAAGTTTAATGTGGTTCCGATCACTGTTTTTGATACGTTAGTACCTAGTGTCGATGTTTGATTCAATCTCTGAGCTTCATCAGTGTTAATTCCTGCTCCAGTGAATACTGATGCTACTCTAGCGTCTGCAATGGTAAAGACGTAGCCGTTTGTTTCCGTAGTATTACCTCCTCCTAAATAGTTCAATGTCTCAGGAGTAACTGCTTGTGATTGACCTTGCTTCAATGAAATGCTTGCTACAGAAGCTAGGATTGGTAATCTAGCTGTACCTCTTGGTAAAGTAGTGAGCTTATATTTCATGATTTGATTTTCATCAGGAAATGCTTCTAATAACGGCATAGCTTCGATTGCTTCTCCATAGTATGCTGAGCCGTCTGGATGAGATGGATTGTATAATGTATAATCAATCTCGTCGTCTGCTAGAGCAAACTGTGTAGGATTAAAAGAGCCGTCCCCTCTAGCTAGAAGCTCTCTACCTTTTTTTGTTAAGATAGCATCAACTGTTACTACCGAATTGTCTAAATATCCCATTGCAATGATTTTAGTATATATTATAAATATGTAGTTATAGTATTCTTCTTCGTTCAAGATCATCAATAATACTTTGAATCTTCTCTTCAGAACCTTCTGGCATGTATTTTGGTTTTATTATACCTCCAGAGGTTGCTCCTCCTGGTTTATTCTTATTGAGTAAGATTGTTCCTGCGGCATCTACGAATCTGTAAATGGAGTAACCTTTTGGTTCATGGACGGATAAGTCTATCTCTTTATCTAACTCCAGGTGGTATTCTGTTCCGACTAATCTTACGTCCGTTATCGTTGCAGTCCTATATGAATTGTTGACCTTTAAAAAAACAATTTTATCATATAGCTTGATTTCAAACGGGAGGGAGGGTGTTTGGTACCCGGTACCGGACGGTGATACGGGTTTATATGAGTTATTAGTTCCGTTATTTATAAGGTCTGTTTCATCTATATCGTCACCTTCTATACCTAAGAAAATACAATCTCCGTTAACAATATTAACTCTATTAAAAGATTGAGTTACTAAGTTCAGGTTGCTCCCTTGTCCCCAGCCCTTGTGTTCTGTTCGAGTTTCTTCTCCGCTTGAAGCGGAAGTAAAGTATAGGTATGAAGCGGTTACTGCGTTAGCATAACTTCCATCTAAGGTACTTATTATATTCTCAATACGCTTTCCTGCTGCTAGTACTTTTGCATCTCCTTCTAGACTTGACATGTTGTTACCAGCAAACTCTACGTCGTTTAATGAGATTGTGACATCTTTATTTGCTCTAAAATTCTGCTCTATTATACTTAATGTGATTTCATCGTTTGTAGGTTTTATTACGTTTCCGTCTAGGTCTATATAATACTTTATTGATGCTCCAGTTTTACGTTGAATGTCTGGAGAGGTTCCTCCTATCCAGTTGAAGTATGCGAAGTATGTTTGAGTATCTGATACAGGTGGTACTCCTGTTTGAGAGCTTGCAATATTAAAATCAGTAGATGTATGTTTAGTTCCTTTGTACCTAGGTCCGCTATAGCTTTCTACTTCATAGTTACTGTTTTGGATTTGAGCATAACCGGCAGTCCTATTATTTATTGCGTCAATATTTGTAGGTACTAGTTGAGAAGCGTTGTTATCTACAGTCAGGAACCTGTATGTAGGTTCTCCAACTATAGCGTTACTTAATAGCGGTTCGTAATCGCTGTTCTTAAATTTACCTGCAATATACGGGGTGAAGACTGTAGCGGATGATACACTGCCTGTTGGTATAGTTGGGTGTTCTTGCTTTACAGCTAGTAGGAATGCGTTGGAGTCAACTGGATCTACTTCTATACGTCTTATATTGTATTCGTAAAATCCATTGTCATGCTGCAGGTATATAGATTTTATATTAGGTATTTGATCAAGTGAACTTACTCCTCCTAAGGATTCTCGATGTATCCTGATATGTGCTATACCGTCTCCTTGTCCTTTTATTGGCATAATTTTAATCTTTATTCCGTTGCTCCTGCATCTGCTTGTCCATCTTGAATAAACGCTGGGGCGCTAAATGGATCTGTATAATAGTATAATTTTACTTCTCCTTGTGCTAACGCACCTGCTTTAAATTCATTGAAGTTCGTATATATTGAAGCACTATAATTCAATTCAGGTTGATTATATGATAAATATGGATTACCTGGATTTAGACTCTGAGTAGTTACTGTTAATATAGTACCGTCCAACTCTCCGTTGTATTGCGGAGAATTATTATCTATCACTTTTTGAACGGTACCAGATTTACTGCTAAAAGATGCTGTATAAGCTGTGCTGACTGTTGATGGGATTACCCCTCCTTCTGAACCGGTAGTGAATGCTGTATCAATTGAACCGCTGTATTCGGGTCTGGTCCACTCTGGTGTCGGTACTTTTATCTTGCTCCTATTCAGTACGTGTGGTTTTATAGCTATACCTGTTGTAGTTACAGCTCTAGCAGGAACAAAATCCTTGACCATTTTAAAGAGTTGGTTGTCGTAGAATTTAATTAATCTTACAAAATCAAATATACCGTAACTATCTGATCCGGATAATGCTGTTGTAGCGATCTTATTAAGGTCTTCATAGCTGCCTGATGATAGTAGCGTAGGATCTCCGATATACTCATCGATATTAAATCCGGAAGGATAGCTTCCGGTGATCTGGTTCTCAATATGAGTATTAAGGTATCTGGTAGGTGTAAACGATACATCTATCTGATGAGAATCTTGAGTATACTTCTCATCGTTATTTTGGATCGATGTATACTGGCTTAAAGTGCTTCCGCTTACTAGGCTACCTGTATTATCTAATCTAATCTTATCAACAGTTTCAGCTCTATTGAAAAAGTAATCATCTTTTTTGTAACCTCCAACTTCAGTAATTTCTAATGAACCTGAAGGTATACCGAAACAGTTTATAAGAGCTCTTAGTCCCCTCTCAGTACCTTTCGTCTTAATAAGGTACGGAAGGTTGTGGTAGATTCTCTTATAAGTTTCTGATAAGATATCTTTATCAGGAGTAGGATCGTTTGAAGCAGTAACAAAAGTATTGATCTGCTCTGAACCACTTTGATAGAATTCTCCAATAAAACTTGCAGCTAGATTTGATACTGAGAAGTTTGATGAGTATAGTTTTACACCAAACGACTTAAGTACGTCTCTAATCAGATCCTTTGAGACACCAACATCAAGGCGGTTATCTGCATCGTATTTATCAGTCATTGCCTTTGAATAGATCCAAAGGTTATCAAAATGCTGTCCAATCATATCCAAGAATAGATTGTATGGAGCATTAGAAGAATCTTCTCTGATAAATTCAGGTACCGTGTAAGTTAATCTGCTTTCATTTAACTCATCATATAAAGAAGCAGAAGCTACTTGCTCAGTAAACCAGCTTGTTGAATTTGATACCGTATCGTTTATATAAGGAATATTAGCGTTGGTTTTCGGCCAAGCTTTACTTCCTGATTTAAAATACAAGTACTTCTCATAATCATCAAACTTAGAGATAATACCCTTAGTTAGATTATCGTACTGAGGTTGGTATGTTGCTGAGATTGAAGCACTATAGTTGTATGCTTCTAATAATCCCATCTTATAGTTAAAGTTTCTTAACCTCTCTTCAGCAGATGAGAAGTGGATAAAGTTTGAGTAGTCTGTATAATCGATACTTAACTCAACACCACTTGAAGATAGCTGAGTAATAACTCCGTGTAGTGAGCTAGTTACTGGATATGAATATAGATCGTTATAATCAAAATATTCAGTAGGCTGTACTTTTTCTTCGCCAGTATCTAAATTAAAGTTAGCTCCTCTTAATGTCGGGTATACCGGTGCATCAGGAATAAACTCTGCTTCAATTTCAAATACTACGCTATCAGAAACAATTTCATCGAAAGTGAATCTTGACTTAGTAGAATATTGAGAAGGTAACGGTTCGTATAATTTGATAAGAACGCTATTATTAATATCGATATTCAGTCCTATTAATAAATCGTTACCTCCGAAATTTAATCTAAATTCGTTAAAGTAGGCTCCGGTAGAGATCCCGTCTTTAATCTCTGCTACTAAATCGGTAGCGTCGAAAGTTGGACTTACTGGTAATACTCTTACCTCAGTTCTATCAGCAGAAATCTCTTGAATGAAGAATTCTTCTGGTGAGATGTTGTTTAGGAAGTTGTACAATAATTTAATTCCTCCTTGATCGTATCCTGATGCTAAAGCATCTCTTTCTGGATCGATAGATAGATTAGCTCCATTTTCAGCTCCCTGTAACTGCTGGGCATCTCTATAGTTTATATTTGAATCTAAGAGAGTACCGTCGAGTCCGTATATGTGTAACTCGATATTATTACTAGCTTCATCAAAAGCAGAGTTAATTACAAACGAATCTACTACCGAGCGATCTGCTGCAGAGTAGTTTTCATACCCGACTCCGTCTAATGTAGACTGTACTACTGTATACCTAGTTTCCGCCATCTGCTAATTTAATATTAAGGTTAGCGATTTCTTGATTCGCTGCTAGTAACTCTGTTCGTAAGTCTGATATTTCTTCTAGTAGTGGCTGTATAGCTTCGTTGTCTAGATCTACATTCACTAATTCAGAACTTCTTGCAATAAGGTATTCGTGAGAGTTAGTTTCTCCGATAACGGGTATTTCTAAATACAGTTTATCGTATAATCTAAACAGTTCATCTACAGTATCTGTATCTTGTTCAGGTATTGGCTCAGCAAATGCTTTAAACTCTCTGTCTATAATCTTAGAAAGCCCGGCATTATTATATACGGTTTTTTGTATTTGAATTTTCTGATTAGCCATTACGTACTACCTTAAATACTAAATCTTCATCAATAACGTTTGTTGATCCGTTGATCTCAGACTTGATTAATAATCTGTAATGTCTTTCTGGTTCTATTCCGTCCATGTAAACATCGAAGTAGTTACCGGTACTGTTTCTACTAATCTTAGTATATGTTGTATCGAAATCGATAACCATCTCTTCGGTATTCTCATCCCTTAATCCCCAGTATGAGGATGTTGGGAGGTAGTAGTTGGTTAGGTATGCTGAACTTGTTGTAAACGTTCTAGTTGGGTACTTCGGTCTAACGTGTAGTTCAAATCTCTGTCTACCTTCGTCAGTGTACCTTCCTCTATTGTTCTTAATCTTAATTACAGAATTAGGGTCTGTTGTTTCACTTAACGTAGAGTCGTTTGTAAAATCGTCCCATTTAATCTCTAGGTATGGAGGGTATATTGTATGTGTATCATTACCGAAGTATCTTAGATACATCTGGCGATCTGTTTGAAACTCTAAGCTATCTTCTAACTTAACAATAAATCCAGCGTTAGTAATCTGTCCGGCGTAATGAGCTTTAACTCCTTCTGTTATATTGATATTAGTGTCATGAGTTGAATTTACTGCATGAGATTGAGTCATGTTGGTAAAATCATAAGCTCCCGATCCTGTGTACCATGCTCCTCCACCTATTGATGATCCACTATATGATGCAGTGACGGAGTTGATTGTTCCCCAGTTTGTTGTATCGTCTGCATCGATATAATCCCAGGATACTCCTGAGGTGTTCCTTGGTACGTCCCCGTATTTACCGTTTCCGACAGTCCAGGTCGTATTGCTTGCATATACCGGGTAAGCTTCTAGAGCGTATCTAGTTGGGAGTTCATTAGCACTTGCTAGCATTAATCTTAGTGAAGCGCTAAAATCTGTCACTGCTCGATCAGATGAGGATACGTAAGTTTCTAGTATACTATTTACTTCAGTAGTATCAAACGCAATAACTGAGCGATTTACGTATTTTAAAGCTCCTTTATAGTATGATGCTATTTCTAAGATCTCATCTCTACCGGTGTTCATGTTTACATACTCTGAATATAGAGTAGCGTCTTTTTCAGGAAAAATTTTAAATATTGCCATCTTACAATGTTGTTATTCTACCGGTTATATCTGCATCAGGTAACTTAACTTCAAAGATACATGGATCGTAAGAAGGGTATACGATGTTGTTCTTTGTTGCTCCTTTTACGTCGTAGGCATACTGGGAGTAGCTTCCTCCTACCTTGTTCACAATCTCTATGTTCTGTACTGTCTGTACTCCTTTGATTCTATCCAGCAAGCTATAGATTACACCTACGTTAATAGGTTGGTTGATATTCCATTTTCTGATATCAAAATGCTCCTGTAAGGCTTGAGTACATCTTAGGAGTACCTCTCTACCCACTGCTCCTGGTCTTAATACAATATCGTATTTAACTCCGATATTAACAACGAATGCATCTTTAATGTTGATTGCATCTGTTAACATGCGGTACTGTGATAGGTATTGCTTGAGGTTGTTCCTAACGTTCGTACTTGCTGTGGTTAGCTTTCTATCGTTATCGTAAGTTAGTATATACATTGATAGAGAAAGCGGATTACTATCAATAATATTATCAGTAGTAGATTTCGTACTTGTTAACTGATCTTGTAATACGTGCACCTTAGCTACTGATCCGAACTTACTTGGCAGTGATAACGCTCTAACGATATAATCTTCTCTAGTTACTGCTCTTAGTTGTTCCGAATAAGCCTTTAAAGAGTTCTGTCTAATTTCTTCAGCTGTATCCCCATCTTTACCTCCAGAAGCTGCTCTAGGGTTATTATATGCTATAGTAGCGGCTTTAGACGCATCTGTAGCTGTAGCTGTACCTTGATTGATTACCGTAGTAACTGTATTAGCAGGAACGTTAGCTTCAACTCCGCCTCCTACTAAGTATCTAATGGTTAAAGTAGTATTAGCTGGCGCTAGACCGTAAGTACTTGTGAACATAAAGTTTGAAGGATCGTAAGCTACATCAATCTTACTAATGCCGTTTGTAGTACCTAGTCCTACGTTTGTAGGATCTGGTGTGATTACTGAGTCATCTTGACTGTTAGTGCCTGCTCCAAACTGAATCTGAAGGTTGCCTGTGGAAGTTACTCTAGTTACATACCTCCGGGGTGCTTTCTTTAAAGTTAGTAAGTAGGGAGCTAAATTAGCATCTGCACCGCTATTTGAAGTCTCTTCAAAAATAGTATCTTGAGCTAAATAAGGTACCTCGTACCAATCGTTAGCGCTTCCGTCGGTAACATCTAAGATGCCGATGATATTAGAATCTTCTAAGGTAATCGTCTTAAATCTTTCTGGTGATCCTATTGATACTGTTTTAGTCTTAACTTCACCTGAAAATGCTCTTACTGTCTTTTTTAATAAGAAGGTGTTAATAGTGTTTCCTGATGAGGCGTATACTGATACGTCAGTAGGACTGTATGAGCTTGAAAATCCAAAGTTAACCTTTTCATCTATAAAGAATCTAGCTTGACCTCCTGCTACTGATTCTAGTTGAGTGTTTTCGGGAATAACTAAAGCTTGATCCCAGTCAGGGGCGTTTGTAATAGCATCTACTTGTTGGAATACGTCAATGTCAACAGTTGCTGCTGTTGAAATCTTTGGACGGTATCCCATCATATAAGCTAAGCTGTACAGATTACCTGGTTCTTGAGCGTACTGGAGTAATGTCTCCTGTAGCTGTATATCTTGATAAAATGATAATACGTCTCCCACATACGCTGCCATCTCCATAAACATCATACCTGGTGATGTTGGTGAGAAGTCGTTGTAAGTATCTGGGAAGTAATTCTTAGCGTAGTCAATCAACTGTTGACGTAGATCGCTAAAAGTCTTATTAACGTACTTAATGTCTCTTTCTTCTGCCATTATACTTCAAAGTTAATTGCTACTTCGTCTTCTATGTTAGTCTCAGATACAGCGTACCTTAATTGGAACTGTACTAAGTTTTGATCTGGTGCTGAGTCTAATGTTAGGTTCCTAACAATAACTCTTGGGAAGTATAACTGTAGGTTCTCTAAGATTAATTCTCTAATCTCGTCAATCCTGTCTTGAGTGATATTTTCAAATAGTAAATTTCTTAGTCCTGCTCCAAAATTGAGGTTAAACACTCTTTCGTTCTTTCCTGTTAGAAAGAAGTTGATTAAGTTGTTTCTAATAGCATCTTTAGTCTGGTACGTAGAATTGAAAACAGCTCTACCTGAGAAAGGTAAAGCTATTCCTACAGCTTTTCTTGGCTGTAGATCAAGTGGGTCAATTTTACGTCTGTTATAGGCCATTATACGCTAAACTTCTCTTTTTGTTTTCTATCTGCTGTGTTTACAATAGCTGCTGCTTTATTCACAAATCCTAATTGTGATAAATCTAACCCTACTTTTGGTGCTGACGCTACTGCTGCTGCTACTGCGTTTGGATCATCAGAGATAGGTTTGGTTGCTCTACCTTGGGGCATAAATGCACTTCTGTTAAAGTTTTTAGCCATATCAGCTCTAAAATCACCTCCTCCGATGTTCTTATAATCTTCTGAGGTCATGCTGCCTTTTGTCTCGTTTAGAGCGTCTAAGATAGGATTGCCGGTGGATTGGGTAGTCTGTCTTGTAACCTGTTCCTGTACCGGCTGTTGCATTTCAGAGAGTTCTTCTCTAATAGCCTCTCTTACTGCTTCTTTAATAATGTTTTTAAAATCAGATGCTTTCATACTTATAAATAGTTTTACTGTAGAAGTTTGTCTATTTCAAACTTGGCTTCGTCTATTAATACTTTTGTTGTTGCTGAAAATGATTTATCTGTGGTAAATAATCTTTCTCCTTTTGTGCCATATACCACTGTATAACGGCGAGTAAGTTTACCGATCTTCTCTTCTTCAATCTTAATTGTGTACCCTCTATAATCTGCTTGAATAGGGTTATCGCTGTCTTGTCTTTGTTGATTCTCAACCAATGCAGCGAACTCAGGATCTTGTTCAATAGCATCGGGTGCGCATTTTTCAATTAGTGCATCGAGTTCTGCTAACTTAGTTAAGATGTCTTGAATAGTTTCATCTACTCCATCTATAACTGTAGTTCCGTTCTTTATTTCTTGTCTGAAGTCTTTTATCTTGTCTTTCAAGAATGCTAATGTATCTCCGAATGTTACGACTAGCCCTGCTGTTGTAGCAATTCCAGGGATCGGTAATAGTTTTAATGTTGTAATTATAACTTGTATAGTATCTAAGATAGGAGGTACTTTTTCTAAGAATGTGTTTAAAGGTTGTACTCTTTTATTGAGATTCAGGATAGGTTGTTTAATCTGCTCTCTTATCAAAAGTATTCGCTGCAGTTCTGCAGGTGATGGGCAAGGTGCTTCTTCAATAGAATTTGGTATGTATTCGTCCAATAGACTGTTGATACGGTCTTCTGCTTTTTGTCGAACAGCGTGCTTGTTCTTAATTATAATCTTGTACAAACCGTCTAACGCCATTACTCAGTATATGTTTTAGTTGACTTAAGTCTCTCAAGTCGAGTGGTGAGTGTTGTAGTTTTCGTAACAAGACTTGCTCCAGCATCTTGAACTGATATAATAGGTCCTCCAGCGTTAGCTGCTGCGATCATCTTAGTACCTAAGTTTTGTAGTTCAGATAAAAGGTCTTTCAGTAATTTAACCGTATCGTCTCCTTTCAATACCGGTTGTGTGTTCTTCTCTCCTAATTGGATTCTAGGAGCGTTGATAGTAGTATTTGAAGTCCCTTCTATATATACATCAGTTGCTTTTAATCCTATTTGATTAACTGCTGTACCTAAAATACTATCTCGACCGTTTAGTACTACTCTATTAGTATTTGCTAGGAATTGACTTTGTTGATATAAATCTACTCCTTCTGGTGAGAATAGAGCGAAAGTCTGGGAAGGTGTCAACTTGACTTGTTGGTTTGATGTTAAATACAGTGATGAGAAATCTTCATTTACATCCTCAGTAATCGTTGTGAATCCTTCATCAGTTGTAATTTGTCCGTTACTTAATATAGTGATTGGACTACCTTGCTCTCCTATCCAAGGAGTTTTACTTGGAATACCTGTTGAGAACCTTAGTGACTGTCCTTGACGTCCTTCAAAGATAACATCTCCTTCGAAAGGTCTCATTGGGTTAACATCAGCTAGTTCTTGGAAATCTTCCCCTAATTCGATATCTTGTTCTGTATTATCTGGAAATCCGTTATGGTGTGGGTGGTTCCATAGATTAACGATATCTAAATAATAGTTCTTAACGTTGTTAGTAGATTCATCTAGTAGTTCAGAAGGCGAGCTTACCACTAGTATAATTTCATTCTTTAACGGGATATGTTTAATATGTGACTGCAGAGGGAATGCGATAGGTAGGTTTTGAGAGTTATTCTCATCAATATCTCTATTTAGTACTCTGTACTTTACTGCTCCAATAGAAGCCCACTTACCGTACCTTTCAAACTCTGGATGAGAATCATCTAAGATTACATCTACAACTCTAGCAGGTACTATGATTTCAGTACGAGCAACGTTTTTAGCGGTCTGCATTATAGACCTTAAGTTGTAGTTATATCCAGCCATTATTCTTCTTTCTTAGAATCTTCTTCAGCTTCCTCCATTTGCTCTAAGATTTGAGCAAGTTCTTCAGCACCTAATTCAAATCCATCGCTGTCTCCGCTCTTAGATGCGTTCTCCATACGTTGTACAACAGCGAGCATATCGATTAGGTGTTTATCGTTCTTAACACCGATTTCTAAATAGTTAGCAATCATAGGAACAACAAGAGTAGCGTCTCCTATGTTTTCGATAAGAGGTTTAAGTTCTCCGATGAGAGTGTTGATCTGCTTTTCTTTCTTCTTAGAATTGCTGTAGATCTCTTCTAGTACGTCAGAGAAAGATTTTTGTTTAAAGAGTGTTTTATCTAACCCCATACTTTTTCTTTTATAAATAGAATCAGTACTTTTTTAGGTCGATTAATCCTTTTTCGTAGTACATATTATACATGTCGTAAAACTCATCCTTAAGCACATTAATCACTCTAGTTAGATAAGGTGTCTCTGTCCCGGTCATTTCTCGAATGTATATATAGAGTGCTTTCTTTTTGAAAATATCTAAGTCGTTACGCTTTTCAAATAGAGTTAGTACAGCGTCTGCTATCTGTAAGTCGGATTGTTTGGTGAACATGTTATCTACCTTGTTTCTCATTTCAACAATGTACATATCGAAAAACTCTTTTAACTTCATTGCGTTAGGGTGTACCTCGGGAGTATTTAGATCATAACTACCTTCCCAAGCATCCATAGAGGTTTGCTGCTTAACTCTTTTATAGTTCTTGTTATTATAGTTAATTAAATGACGTTTTACAATAGTTCCAAAGTACGAATATGCTTTAGCTCCTCTGGTGGGGTCAAACATATGTAGTTTCTCTTCTACTAACAAGGAAACGACCTCGAGTTTTAAATCCTCAAGATCGTCTACATCTGTATAGTAAAATTTAAATGTATGGATTATGTTTTCTGCTAGCTTATATAAAGGGAAATAAATCTGATCGGTAAATATCTTATCTCTAAATACGTGATCTTTTGAATTATTATAAGCTACGATTGCATCTTCTGTCTCTTGTGTGAAGTAATTATTCTTGCTCTTCTTTCTGCCCATCGGTTACATTGAGGTTAAACTCATCGAGCACTCCTTGAACCTCTTTTAATGTCTTAAAAAAGTAACCCACTTCGTCATCTGCTTCGAAGGCGCCACTTCCATCAACTTCCTGTAACCTTTTTGAGGACTCTCCAATAATGGTAGAAATGTTCTCGATATAATTTTGTTGATACTGTGCTATATCTTCGTATTTTTCAACTTTCCTCATTAAATTCCAAGTAAAGTATCCGAATACAATCAGTAATATAGCGAAAATAATTGATAAAACCAACATTTTAAATATTTTTTATGAAATTAGTAAGACCTTCTGATGATTTTACTGACTGCCCATTGGAAGCTTTGGTCTTCTTAGTAGTTGGAGTAGTATTCCCACCGTTTTTCTTCCATATATCATACTCAACCTTGGAAGCCATGTAGTCTGCCATGTGTAGAACGTTAACGATATTGGTTCTCATACGAGAATCTGGGTTGTGACTAAAGAAATACGGTTTGTTCCCGTCGTCAAAGATACCGTCATGCAGTTTTATACCTAAATACTCCTTATGAGACACTTGAATACCGAATTTCTGAAGTAAAAATAGGGATCTATCGGGGATCATCATGAAATCTAACTCAGGATTAGGTTTGTACATCTCATTTAACTTGTCTCTACGCCAATTATCAGTCTGCTCAAGGTATCCAGCATTATTTCCATCGCCGATCTTACCTAAATCATGGAAAAGTCCAGCAAAAACGAGTTCTTCTTGGGTAAAATCGATAGTACCGCCCATAGACTCCCAAAACTTCATCATTTTAACTGCAGTTTCAACAACTCTATTGACATGGTCAACGTATCCACCAGCAAAAGCATTGTGGTACCAAGATTTACCACTAGCAGGCGACATAACATAGTTCTCTCCTAAGGATTCTACCATTGAGATTACTTGATTCTTACGATCTCCGGTGATAGATTGGTTGATAATAGCTAAATGCTTGTTATATCCCTCTAAAATCTGTTCAGCAGTAAGCATAGGCTAAACTTCACGGTTAATCATTGTTTGTAAATCACTAAGCAATGCTTTCGCATTCTCTAATTGACCGAAAACTTGTTGCCGGTCGTTTAAAGATACTGCTCTATCTATATTATTCACAATAGACTCCAAACGAGTAACTTTATTTTGATAAATTTCTTTATTCCTCATAATTGTAACTAAGTATTAGTATTTAATATTTAAATTATATGTAAAGTATTATAATTACTTGGATACTATTCTTTTTATATTATATAACATATAGAAGATATATAAAATATCTCAAAGAAGCAACTTATTTAAGTATATTTTCTTTCTTTTTATTTTTCCACCGTGCTTTATACTTCTGATCCACGTAATAAACTTTTAAGTCCGCTTGATACTGATAGCTTGTAAAGTACATTGTAAAATCTGCTTCATATGAGTTTTTAGTAAACAGCCAAAAGCAATTATCATCTCGAAGCTCGTATTTTTTATCGGTAATGTACACAAGTACATCTGCTTGGTACTCATACGGTACTTCACAAACAATTAAATCTGCTTGATAAGGAAAATCTACCTCTCTTACAATTTGAGCAGAAAGGGGTAGGGATAGTAGGTATAGTAAAACGAATTTACCACGCGCCGCGAGCGCGCAAAAGTATGACACGCGCATATTAGTAATAGGTTGGTTCTCCACGTTTAAAATCTTTAGCCAACATTTCAATAGTTTTTATTGCTTTCTCAAGAGTTACATCAAAGAACTCTCTCGAAGATCCTTGATCAGTACCTCGTCTAAATTCAGATAGGTAGCGGTGTACGCTATTTTCTATCATATAATCATTCTCTACCGGTAGTGCATAGGATAGTTTCCATTCAGAAACCACTCCAGCATTATTAATCTGCTCTAGGCGTTTTTGAGGATTTACTGCTTTTCCGATCTTTACGAAATCAAAAGCCGGGTTAGTTAATACGTAAACGAACTTGCCTTTAGAGTGGTACTGTTTGAACTTCTTAAGATCTGCCGTTATCTTGCCGTACAAATATTTCCAGGTAAAAGTACCGGTCTCTGGAAGATACGGCATCTCGATCTCTATACGGTAGTCGCTATTGATCATCTTAGAGACCTGATCTGGAGAGTACTGTCTAAACTTATAGAGCATCTCTCTGTAATTATCTATCCATGTGATATGATTGTCGTGTAAGAGCGTATCTGGGTAATCAGAAGAGTAATCAAAGAGAGTAATGAGAGACTCAGATTCATACTCTAAAGCTTCTTCTAAAGATATATTCTTAAACATAATTAATCACCTAAAAGAGTTTTAACAAAATTGTAGATAAATACTATTAGAGCTATAGGCCATAAAATAGTAGTAATAACTCTTTCCCAAATAGTAAATCTATTAGCTTCATCTTGGATGTAATTGATAAGTATATCAAATAAGAAATTACAAGCAACACCTATAAAGATGTAAGTAAAAATTGTAGAAATCATAACCGTTTTATTTAATACTTAAATATACGAATTAAAAATCATATATGCAACTTTCATCTAAAGAAAGTTTAGTGAATATAGACTGGATCTTAGCACACTTCTCATACTCTTCTAATTCTTCAAAGTAAGAACGTAGTGATATAAGAGCGTAAGAAGATTCGGGTACTTCAAACCTTTTAGCTTCGGCTATGAAATCATTATCATTCTCATCGAATCTCTCTAAGAAATGATATAGTCTATTGAAGTACTTACTCTTAACCTTCTCCTCTACTCTCTCAAATTCCTCCTTATAGTGACGGGTATACATCTCTCTTACGATATAGAAGTTCTCTACTCCTCGTATAACTGATCCGAATAGTAGGTAGGGATGCTCAAGGTAATCTTTTAGTGAATCAATCATACCTGCTCTTTCGAGATCCTCTCCATCGGAGTAGTCAAACATATCAAAGAAAGTAGGGTCTAATGGTTTCATAACTATAAATAGAGAGTAAACATACTCTTTATATATAAATATATACCTATATACTTTCCTATATAGAAAAATCCGTCAAAATTTTTTCCTCACTATTTCTTGTCTCTTACCCAAAAAGTTCTTATATTATTTTTATAGGTGATTTGGTACCGAACGTTCTTTGACATTTAAAAACATTATTATGGAAATAACATCATTTATTTTAGGTGTGTGTGCTGTCATCATTATATTGATGGTTGCGGGCACGTCTGTGAACTACATGACAATCAAAGTCCTTAGAAAGGATATTGACAATTTAGACATGGCTTCAAGCCATTCATTTGAAGATACCTATAGACAACTTGAGAAACTTCAACAAGAAGTATACTCTCGAATTGATACTGTTGAACAAAATACCGTTCGACATACCGACTCAAGAGCCGATAAACTGGGGAATAAGTTAGATGAATTAGATAATAGGCTTATGGGTGAGATTTCATTACTACTGCAAGATATGCGATCTTTACGTCAAGAGATTAGCAGAGTAGAAAAAAGTTATAAAGAAAAGATCAATTATTAATTAACTAGAGAGCTAGTAGGTACCAATTTCTCTTTAAATATATCCATATATATCCCCTATATTCAAAATCTCATCAGAAATATGCAACCTAGTATGGCTCAGCTAACCGTTGAGAAAACCGTCTAGTGAAATTTACTGGTAGTTTTCTGTCACAGTGCTATCACCTTGACGTCACCTTGCTATCTAGATGACCGATCTAGAAAACCGTTTCTATACATAAGAAAAGGGCCCGAAGGCCCTATCTCTATATACCATGTATCTCTATCTTAGAAGAGTTTAAGCTGCGGATCTACCGTCTCTTCTATCACTCGATAAGCACTCTGGACCTTTCTGGTAGGTCTGAACTCCTCACCTTGATTATCAATCAGTACACCATCCTTGATTGTGAAAGCGTGATTAGCTACCAAGACGATGAAAGTCCCTCTGGCGTTATCTTTGATAAAGCTCTTCACTGTCTTCTGACGATCGATCAACTCACCGTACAGCTTGTAAGTATTCTTGATCTTATTCTTAGGCAGCTTCTCGAACTTAACCTTCACCTGACCGAACTCCTGAAGCTTACCTTCTAGCTCTAACATAGTAGAGTCTACAAACATAGTACCCTGACCGTCCTGACGTTTGAAAGTCTCCTTAACAAAGCCGTGAGCTGCATCGTAAGATGATCCAGAAGCAGATGCTACTGCTCTAACAAAACAATCGTTCTTCTCATTCTTAGCCTTTACAGACTCGCTGTAGTTAGCGATAACTTGAGAAGCATACTGATAATCTAAAACCTTTGACATAACCTTTATTTCTTTCTTTATTACTACGTAAATATACGAACTATAAGCCGGGGAGGCAACTACCTCCCTAACTTTTTTTCCGGAATGTTACTTCTTTGTAACTACATGCACAACACTCTCTAACTTACCTAGCAGGATGCTAAAGCTCGCTTCACAGTAGCCGATGTGGCCATAAGGCGAAAAATCCTCTCCTCTATTCACGAACGCGTCTTCCATCTCCTTAAGCTTATCAGTAGCTTCTTCTGCGATCTCAGTCATTCTCTTGAATGCGTAAACCAAGTCGTCTTTGTCCATCTTTTCAATCTGATCGTAAGTCATATCTCTTTCTTTTTATTACTTCGTAAATATACGAACTAAATCTCAGACTACCAACTATTCCGGAAACCTTATTCCTTCTCTTTGGTGCTAAAGATCATCTTCATCTATTTCAATCTTTATTTCTTCAAGGCTCTTTGCATGTATCATAAAGGCATCGCAATCATTTAAGTTGGTCGCTTCATAATAACCTGGAGCAAAAATAGATTTTCTTATCTGCCAATCCTTATAAATTTCCATTCTCTTTCTTTTTTAAATGAGTGAAATTTCTTCAACCTCAAACTTAAAACCTCCATACTCAGCAACATTCTTATAGTACTCTACATCATTTTTAGAGTAAGCAGTTGCATACCACCTTCCGTTGAAATAGATTTTGTATTCTTCACTTGGCATATCTCTCTCTTTATTAACTACACAAACAAGTACCCCATGGATTGTCAGAGCTGAACTCAGTCTCCACCTCACAGATATCACACCAGCGTACTTCCCATACTACCTTCTCTTCTTCTTCATGACCGAAATCATGAACACAAACCTCTTCACCGTCCATATCCACAATCATTAACTTATCACCTGTTAAATCGCAAGTAAACCTTCTAAGAACTTTATGACCCATATCTCTCTCTTTTTATTACTTCATAAATATACGAACTATATTCCAGGGAGACAACTATTCCAGAAACTTTTTATAGTTCTGGATAGCCTCCTCTCTGGTCTGAGCAACTATATATGTGCCAGTGAGCTTACCATTCTTCTTGATAGCGAACATACAATCGCCATTAACATCCTCTCTTGCTACTTGAATCGTCGTGTACATAACCTATCTATTAAAATTTAACATCATCACAGCTTACCTCACCCAACGTAATGTCGAGCATATAATCTAGCTCATCGTCAGTGATAAGGCTATTTGCATACCCTCTAAACAAACTATCCATTTCTAACCTTCTGTACTGTGTCAATTTAAACATATCTCTTTCTTTTTATTACTACGTAAATATACGAACTATTATTCAGACTAGCAACTCTTAACCCAGAAAAGCCGGCATAAGCCAGCTCTTCCTTCGGTAATAAAAATAAAGGCGCCAGAGGGAGGACCAAAGAACAAGGTCAACTACGACCTCCGGCACCACCAAAAGCCGCACTAAGGCGGCCTAAGGCATTTCTATTCTATCTCTTAGAGAAGCAGTCCTTGTTGGATCTCGAACTTCTCTAACTCCGACTCAACTTTATCTCGTAAGTTAACTTCTCGGTTGATGAAGGAGGTAAGGTTATCCATTCGGATAGTTTCTACTTGGTAAGTATGAAGACTTCCATCGTAGTTCTTTCTACTAACCTGAACCTTAACACTCTTTCCGGAAGCAGACTGACCTACAACCTTGATAAGAGCTGGGCTATGAATCTCCCAATCCCACTTCATCGTAAGACTAATAGACCTTGGCCATCCGTACCCATTGATAGGCTTGGCAATTACAGGTACAAATCCTTCATCTGATTTCATAAGATCTAAGATAGCATCCTTCTTAGCCTGCTGACGAGCATTATCAATCTCTCTCAACTCTCTTTCAATCGCATCACGTACCTTTCTAGCTTCAATCATCTTAGGACCGAAAGAGAGATCAATGTCAACAAACAACTTACAGATCACATCAATCTTCTCAGAAGCAATAGTAATAAAGTCAGCCATTGCCGGAAGGAACTTAATCTCTTCTTTACCTCCGCTATTGAATCGGTAACCACCTTCGTATCCCTTCTGAGTGTAGTCTTCACTATAAGCAGTATCTACTGATAGACGAGCCAAAGTATTAGCATAGCGGCCATCAAAGTGTTGAAATTCAATACTCGTCTCAAGAATAGTTAATCGAGTATTTTCCGGAGCATCAAAGCCATCGAATGCATTTGATAATACAGTCTTACGAGCAGTCTCCTTCTGGCCGTAAAGTAGACCGTAGGCGTTCTGAGCTTCTTTCAGCTCTAATTCAAGTTTCATTTCTCTTTCCATAACCTTTATTCTTTTATCATTTACTTCGTAAATATACGAACTTTATTTCAATTAAGCAACTATATTTTCGGTAATTGAAATATATTTAATGTACTTTTTAGAAATTGATTAGTAAACACTAAATCAACCCATGCTAGCTCGCCGTAGGAGTTACTCTTTGCGTAATGACCTTTCATAGGCTGTTTGCCATCAACTTTAGGAATCTTAGCTAATATTTCGCCGGTGCTCCTATACTGATTAGCATTCTTAAACGTAATACGAATAATGCCGCTTCTACTTGTAACCTTATCTTCCGGAAAAGCTTCAGACACTATATCAACGTACTCTTTTAATGCATCCTTAGATCTAACCACTACTGCCTTCTCATATTCCGCTTTCAAATCATTGTATTCATTCTGCAGCTTAGCAATAGTCTCAAGAACGTGATATGCGTTGTTGTATTGAAATTCTAATTGACTCTGTGACATAACCTTTATTCTTTTATCATTTACTTCGTAAATATAAGAACTAAATCTCGGGGAGCCAAATTAACCTACCATTATTTCTTGGAGATTATCACAGATCCAAACCTTATCTCTACCATATTCTTTGATAAGGTATTGTTCAATTTCGTTTGCTCTAGCGATATCATTAGTGTTAATCACATTTCTAACAACATCCCACTTGAATAATTTAACTGTGTAGCGCATAACCTTTATTCTCTTATCATTTACTTCGTAAATATACGAACTAAATCTCTAAGAGGCAACTTATACAGTAAAAAGTTTATACTTTACTTCATCTTGGAGATCATTAATCTCTACTTCAATTCCAGCAACATTACTGACATGTGCTACTCCTTTACCATCCTGGTCTATTAAGAACTCATTTAAGTAAAATGTACTACCGCCATCAGTAGTGAAGAAAGCATCACCCTCCATATCAAATTGTATCTCTGCAAATCCTACCATCTAG